CAAAACAGCGGAAAAGCTGGATTTGAGCAGAGAGAAGCAGCACCAAAAACTGCAAAGCGCTATTGATTTAGCAATTGAAACTAAGAGTCCGTCAGCAATTGTCAGTGCGATCCGTGAACAGAACGAAATGTTGGGTTATCACCGTGACAAGGCGCCCAATGCAGAGCGTGAGCGATCACTACAAGCTCGCATCACAGCTGAGCAGCAGCGTGTATTACTGGAGTGTGCAGACGTACTGCTACGCAAGCAGGTGGAAAGTAAGGTGATTGACACACACAGCTAGCAGGAGCCGCGCCAGTGCAATCGGACGCTGAACAGGCAGGAAGGCAGGGTTGAGCGTGTGAATGGCTTAGAACCGCAAAGAGACTCCTTATTCAGCAAGGGGGGGGGGCATCGGGGAAGGGGGGGCGGGGTCGTGTATATAGGAGAACAGATTCGGACATATATAATATTTATTTTGTAAACAATACACGACAAGTTTTATCCAGAGAAATAATTGACATAAGTCCTTTATAAATTCTGCAAATAGTGCGTTTCTTGCGAATGCGTAGGGGTAATAGAAAATAAAACAATCGTCATAAGTCTAGTGTTTTCACGGGAGAATGAAATGGACGGAGCAAAAGGAGAAATGAAAAATGAAGAAACTAGTATTATATAAGGGTAGTTCAACTGTCGCCACGTTTAAGTGCAAAGAGTGTGCAATATATGAAATGAGACGATTGATGTATGCTATTAGGGTTGGAAAAAATAATGGGTAATATACGCAGATTAAATAAGAGCTTGAATAAGGGCATAGCTTTAGCTAAGACTGGCATTACATTCGGTGGTAGTCAGGTATGCTTGCTTTCTGGCGATACTGACAAGGCTCAGGCATTTAAGCAATCATGTATGCGTAATGCTTACAGGGCTTCTTTAATGAACGTAACTGACATGTATATGGTAAGTGCATCGATACGCGACAAAGCTTTAAAGGGTGGGCCTATATGGAATTAAGCCCCCAAGAAATAGCCAAGGCTGACCCAGCTTACTGGGCATGGCTCAATCAGATACAGATTGACGGTCGTCCTTTTAGTAAGGATGGTCGTGAGTATCAGATAGAGTTAATGCGCCCTATTACTCAGGATGGCAAGATTAAGCACAATGAGGTGATTAAGAAGGGTTCTCAGACTGGTGCTACTATGGGCAAGGCTATTGAGATTGCTCACGGAGCTATTCACAATTTGTATCGTGGCGGGATAACATACTTCTTTCCGTCTAAGACTGCCGTTGAAAGCTTCTCAGGTGCAAGATTCAAAACGCTTCTGAAGGATAATTACGAAAGCATAGGTACGTTCTGTAATGATATAAACTCTGTATATGCCAGAAGGATAGGCATGACAAACGTTAATTTCCGAGGCTGTAGCGGAACTACGGTTATTGGCGGAATTGAGAAAGACTCCAATCAGGTCAGGTCTGATCCTGCTGATTGGATTTTACTGGATGAGCGAGATATGTTTGATGAGATAATGGCTAATCAGGTAAACCAGCGGCTAGGTAACTCAACGATAAACCGTCGTTCTGATATGGGTACACCTAAGCTGCCAGAAGATGGAATAGATTTAATGTACGGCAAGTCAGATATGCGTAGATGGCAGATACCATGCACTAACTGCCGCAAGCATACATGTTTAGAGACTGAGTTCCCTCAATGTATCGGATTGGAAGATGGCAAGGGTTTCCCTATATGTATTCATTGTGGTGCAAGGATAGACCGTTCTGCAGGATTGTGGGTTCCTGATTCGCCTCAGAAGGAAACTGTCGGCTATTGGTGTTCACAGCTCCTTAACCCAAACAGGGATTTGGCTCATGTACTGAAAGAATTCGATGACCCCGCTGAATATGGTACATCGGAGGCTGAGTTCCAGAGAACAGTAATGGGTAACGCTTACGCTCGCGCAGAGGATGTTCTAAGAGAAACCGAGGTTCTTCAGTGCTGCACTAACGACCAGATGGCTTATTCTCACAACGGCCCTTGCGCAATGGGCTTTGACGTAGGCTATCCGATGATACACGCTGTTATCGGCCACAGAGTAGGAAATGACAGATATAGGATTATACGTTGTGCCAGAGTTAATAACTGGGATGACCTGCACGATTTAGCACAGAGATACAATGTGAAGGTTACAGTTGGCGATGCGATGCCTGAAAGCCATAAGATTCGTGAATGGGCTAAGACTGAGGCCGGCAGTGGAAATGCTGTATATCCATGTTACTATTCCGATAGTTTGAAGACTTTCGATAAATGGTCGCTTGATAATATTGTTACCGTAAATAGGACAGAGATATTTGACGCTTCACACAGAATGGTAACAAGTCCTGGTAGATTGCTTTTACCACGTAAGTGCAATGAAGTTGATATTTTCTTCCATCAGTATTGCCAGACAGCTAAATTTCTGGAAACTGATGCGAGAGGTAATTCTACTTACCGGTATAAAAAGATCGGCGACAAGCAAGATCATTACAGAAGTGCGACTAACTACTTCCATCTAGCTTGTAAAAAGGTCGGTATTCCGAAGACCGAGAAACAGAAAAAAAGAGAAACGAAACAAGATACGAGTTATCATTTATGAGTAGAGCAGACAAGGAATCTTATTTAAAACAATATTTCTGGCAATCCGCTGGCGAGATAACCGTTCAGCAGGCTTTACTCGGCGCTGATGCTCTTTCCCACGCCGCTGTGAAGGCTCTTGTTGACGTTAATAAGATTCTGATAGAAGTTCCACAGGGCTGGCTTGCTATGGAATTGCGGTTCGACAGCGACAGTGCAGAGAATACATCTGATGTTATTGAGTTGTATGCAGCTTCAACTTCTGATTCTAACCCTGACCATTATAGGCATTTTGCACAACTTACAACTCTGGCAGGCACACAGGAATATGGTACTAAAAAGTTCATTGACACGATAACACCCGTAAGTGAATGGCTAACCAGTAAGGGTGCTGTAAGCCCTGCTAATAACACATTTGGGAGCTATGCACTGAATACACATGGTTATAGCCATATTCTCGTAATAGCTAGTACGCTTAATAGTACGACTTTTTCAGTGGGATATAAAAAAATATGAGTGAAGTCTACCATAACTATACAACTGGAAACACACTGTACTTCTGTACGTTTCAGCTTGATGGAAATGTTTTCCTGTCAAACGGTGAGTCTGACGAAGCATGGGGAACAGGCGGGCATGATGCAGACAGCTATGATATGGCAATGACAGAAGACGGTGTTGGCGGTCATTATGTAGGAACCTTCGATGCATCGATACCAGTAGGAACTTACAGGGTAACTGTTTATTTACAGGCGGGAGCTAACCCCGCTGATACTGACTTTGCAATAGCACAAGGCGAGATATATTGGGATGGCGTTAAAGAAATTACTATATTTACTGAAATAGAATCTTGGCAGAAGAACGGATAAATTATGGCACAAAAACAAAAGCATTTAGGGCCGATAGAAAGCCTTACAGAAGACATGGCGGCAAAGTTAATAAGTAGAATCATCGTTAAGGACGGTGGTTTATTCCTCGCCGGTAAAGGCGGTGGTAAGCTGGAAGTTCTAGCACAGGGCAATGAAGGCCCTGAAGGTAGGCGTGGCCCTCGTGGTTACGCTGGTGAAATGGGTTCAATAGGTTTAACAGGCGACGCTGGCCCAATAGGGCCTCGTGGCACGAAAGGAGAAACAGGCAATGAAGGTAAACAAGGACAAGCAGGGCAAAGGGGACCGCAGGGCGAAGCGGGCAAAGATGCGAAGGGAGAACGAGGGATTCCTGGTGCGAGCGGTGAAGCAGGTGAAAGAGGTAGAACAGGAGATAAAGGATGTGCAGGCAGTCAAGGTCCCAAAGGCGAAAGAGGCATCCAAGGTGAAACCGGTCAAGCGGGCAAAGACGGAAAAAGTATTAAAGGCCCCCAAGGTGAAAAAGGCGAAAAAGGCGAAACAGGAATAGCACCAGCAGAGCTTTTATCAATAATTAACAGACTAAAAGTATTGGAGGCAAAATAACATGGGCGGTGGAGTACACAAACCTGACATACCCCCAGAACCTGCACCAACTGCTACGCCAGTTATGGGTAGAGAGCAGGAAGAAGCCAAAAAAAAGGTTAAGCAAAGACAGGGCGGTAGAGCTTCTACTATATTTGCAGGCAGGCTAAACGAGCAAAGAAATAACACAATATTAAATACAAGGCTTGGCTAATGTCCAGAGCAGACGAAATAATTGAGCAGATGGGTCAGTTTGAGACTGATAGGGCTAATTTTGACCAGCTATATCAGGATGCAACTGATTTCGCTATGCCGCAGAATAACCAGATTATAGACGAGAATTCTGCTGGCGAACCAAAGGAAGACCTATTTGATACTACAGCAGAAGAGTCTAATATCCAACTTGCCTCTGGTTTGTATTCGTATATGTTCCCGACCGAAGGTAGAGCGTTTGTTCTTGAGATTGACGATGACGAACTCTCTGATAACGACGACGTTAAGCAATGGCTGGAAAAGACTACTAAGGTTATTCATAAGTATCTTATTAGCAGTACCTTCCGAGAATCATTCTTTGGCTTCCTGAAAGCTTTGGGTGTATTTGGTACCGCATGTCTGTATGAAGCTAAGGGAAAGAAATCTGTTATAAATTTCATAAACTACTTCATGCGTGATATTTACATTGCAAGGAACTCAGATGACGATGTAGATACTGTTTACCGCAGATTCAAATTTACTGCCAGACAAGCGGTTCAGGAGTTCGGTATAGATAATGTTGGCGAGAAAATAAAAGAAGCTTTCGGTGATTCCAAAAAGAGGAATAAGAAATTTAACTTCATTCATGCAGTTGAGCCAAGAAGTGATCGTGATCCTAAAAAAGAAGATCCGCAAAATATGCCGTTTAGCAGTGAGTACGTTGCAAGAGATGAAAAAATCATCATTAACACCAAGTCCGGCAAAGAATCAAGTGGTTATCCAGAGCTTCCGTACCAAATAGGAGTATTTGACCGCGACAATATGGAAGATTTAGGCAGAAGCCCTACAATGAAGAAGCTTCCTGATATTCGCATGGCGAACAAGCTGAAACAGATTAGGGTTAAGGGTTGGGATAAGATGGTAGACCCTACTGTTATGATGCCTGACGATGGTTCAATATGGCCGTTAGCTACTCAGCCAGGTGGAGTTATCTTTTATCGTGCTGGTGGCGAGAAGCCTGAATATTGGGAATTCAAAGGGAATCTTTCCGAGATTAATAGTGCAATATCTGAAACGATAACCACAATTCAAAAGGGTTACTTCGTAGATATGTTCGACCCGCTTATTGACAAGCAGAACATGACAGCAACCGAGATTATGGCAAGAGTTGAACAGAAGTTGCGTTTCCTTATTCCGATAATCGGAAGATTGCAAAGCGGACTGTTTAACCCGATGATACAACGAGTAATAGGCATACTTGCAAAACAGAAAAAGCTGCCGCCAATGCCGGAAGAATTGTCAGAGAAAGAATTCAGTGTTATGTACCTTGGTAGAATAGCCCTATCACTTAGAACCTTAGAAGTTGAAGGAATGACGAAGACTCTAATGGCGTTTGCACCCTTAGCTGATATGAATATCCTTGACTGGCTTGATAATATACAGATTGATGAATCATTTAGAGAATCATGGCGGGCAAACGGTGCATCTGCGGCATGGCTAAAGAACGTTGCAGATAGAGATACAGAGCGGCAGGCAAAGGCAGAGGTGGCCGCGGCACAGGAACAAATGGCAGCAATGCCGGATATGATGAAAGCCGCTAAAGCAGGCGGCAGTAAACCTGAGGATGGAAGTCCCACAGCGGAGGTAATGAATGCACTTTAATCCAGAACAAATAAAATCGGCAGAAGAAAAGATACGCAGGTCAGCTAATTTCCAGCGGATATTTAGTGGAAAAGGCGGGCAAGAGGTACTTGATGAGATTGACAAGTTTACACTATATAAAGGGAATACGTTTAACGCAGACCCTTATATAAGTGCATATAACGCAGGCCAAAGGTCGATGGCTGTGTTTATTCATAATATTATTGACCAGGATATAGAAACAGCAAGAAAAAGCTTAAAGGAGAATGAAAATGGCAAAACGAGAAAAGTGTAGGAATTGTGGTGCTACATTAAGGCACGACAAAACATCAAGCCAGTACGATCCTGAATATTGCAGTGGTTTATGCAGAAGGAAAGATGGCTCAGAACCGTATGTAAAAACAGCGGCAGAACAGGCTATGGTAGTAAAAGAAGCAAAATTACTAAAACCTGCATCGTTCAAGGACTACGAAAAGAACGTAGGTGGCCGCTACGTCCGCAGGTATGAGCCTCAGAAGCTTAACTGGGGCGAACCTATGTCTGCTAACGATTTACTCCAAGCAGGCTTCAGGGCGAACAGAGAGCCTATACAGGGCGACTGGGATTATCAGGAAAAAGACCCCAGGGCAGATGCTATAGCACAGAATATAGCAGAGAATATTGTAGATACTGTAGTAGAGGCTGAAGAAGAACAAGTAAGCGACTGGAATACACTTCGTGCCAATGCTAAATGTCTAGGCATAAAAACTCACGGCAAGAAGCGTGCAGTTCTGGAAGCAGAAATAAAGGAGGCCGAAAATGGACGAGCCTAATGTAAGTGACGCAGGTGGAGTAGAGCCAAGTGGAGATACTGGTTTTGTAAGCCAAGATGGCACATTCAACGATGGATGGACTGGCAGAGAAGAATTCAAGGCTAATGCAGATACGCTAAGCCGATACAAGAACGTTACAGACTTAGCAAATTCGCACATGGAATTAAGGAGAAAGTTCGGCAAAGACCCTAACTCAATGGCTGAGATTCCAAACGAAACTTCGTCTGATGATGTAAAAGCGGCTTGGCGTAAAGCTAATGATATACCAGAAACAGTTGATGAGTATAAATATGACTATTCTGACGATTTTGCAACTAAACTTGGGCCACTTGACGATAAGAAGATGGCTTCTGTAAAAGAATTTGCCCACAAAGAATTAGGGCTTTCTAATGCAAGGTTCCAGAAGCTAATGGACTTCTATCACACAAATATATCTGGTGATATTGACGCTAGCAGTGCATCTTTTGAGGAGCAGAAACAGACCGCCTTTGATAACGGCATGGCTATCCTGAACAGGGAATGGCTTGAAGGAACTGAAGACAGAACATCTGCCGCTTTAGAATTCTTGCAGAAACATGGAGAATTTGAAGTAAGAGATAAAGAAGGCAACATGGTAAATCCACTGGAAATGCTATTTGCTGAAGCTCCAGGACTAAAGACTTCTCCTTGGTTAGCTATGATTGCCGATAATATGGCTCAGGCTATGAATGAAGATACGCTTCATGGTGGTCAGGGTTCTTCTACAGCAACATCTCTAGAAGGAATAAATACCCAAATAGCCGACCTTCGTAGCGAGCAAAGTGCCATAAGGGCCGCTAGTCCTGTCAATTACAAGAACGATCCTAAATTTAAGGATAATGAAAGAAGAATGAAATTACTATATCAAAAGAAGCCGGCGTAGGCTTTTATATTTTCAGATAACCCTCGAAAGAGGCCCTGATGCTTGTGCAAAAGATGCACTGTCCCAGTGGGACATAAAAAGCACAGGAAAGCCCCATTTTGGACAACCTTTCCGCAATAAAGATTAACTATTTTTTGAAAGGTAACTAAAATGATTAACATTACAGGTGGCATACCTACTTGGTTTACGTCTAAGTTCCACGACGACCTATATTTGGAATGCCAGAAAAGTGAGTCGCGGTTTTCGCAGGCCGTAAGAATAGAAAACGATCTATCAACCAACGAGGACAAAGGCTTTGATTATATGGGTCAATTCGAGTTGCAGGAAAAAACAGGTAGAAGCCCTGAAACTCCTGAGATGGACGCAAGTACACAGAGGCGTTGGGTAGAAACAGATCCATATCACAATTCTATATTGTTTGATATGGATGATGACCTAGATATGAAACTGTCTCCAACTGGCGACTTTGTAACATCGTTTAAGAATGCAGTACAGCGCAAAAAGGATGTAATAATCTACAATGCGTTTGAAGCTGCAACAACTTCTGGCCAGAAGGGTGGAAGCACTATCACATGGGCTAATCAGGACGGTAATGTAGCCTATAGTGGACTTAATACTGGACGTACAATCCAACATGACTGTTCGGTAGGAAACTGTTCTGCCAGTGATACCGGAATGACTACTGAAAAGATAGAACTTGCACTTGAGTATTTTGCTAATAACGAAGTTGACCCCAACATACCTATATGGTGTGGAATTGGTCCTCGTCAGGCAACAAATCTATTTGGTCAGGAAGAATACGTAAATGTTGATTACAGTAGCAGTAAACCTCTCACAAACGGTCGCATACTTCGCAACTGGATGGGAATGAACTGGATTGTTGATCCAATGTTTACCGCTGGTTCAAATAACGATATTGATGGCGACACAAACGTAATCGAATGTTGGTGTTGGGCGCAGGATGCAGTGATTCTTGGTATAGCCGATGCGCTTACAATCAAGATTACAGAGGAATCAACAAGGTCTTACAGCCAGCGAGTATATGTGCATATGAACATGGGTGCTATGAGATTTGATGAAGATAAGATTATCAAAATCGAATGTCAAGCTTAATTTATTTTTGCGGGTGTTTCCCGCTTAGAAAAGGAGACTCTTATGAGTTATGATAATTTGTTTTGGGGCAGTTCTGACGTGCCTAATAACAGTCAGTGGAAAATAAAAGCAGAAAGTCTACTTGCCGATAGAGATATTTGGCATCCAACAGCAACTAAGAAATTTCCTCTTGGCGCACTAGCTGAATCACGTGATGGTCGTTTGTGGAGATACCAGGAAGACGCCGGAAGCGGTCTTAATATAGCCGAAGGTTGTCAAGCTGCTGCGGCAGATACAGATGCCGAATATGAAGTACAGACTAATAATCCTGACATTTGGGTTGTTGGCGACAAAACCATTACGGTAACTTCTACCGCCACAATAGCTGCTCACGAATTTGTTGACGGCTATGTATACGTTCCAGATGGTACGGGCCAAGGTAATATGTATCTTATCAAGGACAACAAGGTCAGTACCGCCAATGCAACAACTGGATATGATACGGTAATTGAGATTGCTGACCAGGGTGGTATTCGTATTGCGATAGAGGCTGCATCTGACGTTACATTGTGGAAGAATAAGTACAAAGATGTTATCGTTTTCCCAACTGACCCAACTGGTTCAGCTACTGGCGTTACCATGACCGCTGTAACGGCTGGATATTTCTTCTGGGCGCAGGTTAAAGGTTACTGTCCTGTAGCAATGGGTGCAACTGATACCATCGTTATTGGTGACGCTGTTGGTTTAGGTGGAACTACTGCTGGTCAGTGTTGTTTACTTGACGTTGCGGCAGAGGGTGACACTTTCCTTGGTTATTGTGCAAAAGCACCAACTGCTCAATCTGATTATGCGATTATTGACTTGAAACTAGAATAAAGAAAGGAGTACATAAAATGAAAAACAGATTCGGAAAAATTTCGTTAGTTGTTTTATTTACAGTTGTAATCTCCTTGCTTGCTCTTAATTTGATCGTTCTACCAATTTCAGCAACACCGATTCACAGCAATGAAACCACTAAACTTGGTTCATTTACTGGGCCAGTTGGCGGAACTGCTCAGGATGATAATGTTAAGGCTTCACTTGATTTAGCACATACTGACCTTGACACTATAGCTACAGCGGCTGCTCTTAATCAGGACTATCTTGACAATACGACTTTAGTTGCCGGAAAAACCTATTCACTCCAAATAACTGGTGTTAATGTTGGAGACGAAGACCTGTTTTTAGTTGCTGGTGGACCAATCCTCATTACGTCTCTTGTTGGTGAGGTTACGACTGTTTTTGACACTTCCGCTGCTACTTCTAAGATAATGATAGATGCGACATCTGGGCTGGATTACGACTTTTCAACTGCTGTAGATTTAACTGATGCTGTTGATGGTGGAAGGTTTGTTTTTACAAATGTTAATCCTTCTGTCTTAACACCATTGGGTTTAACTACCGCTGGTTCAGGTAATTTAATGGATCCTTGGTACTGTGTACCGGGTATGATTGAGGTGGTAGATTCTGACGATAATGATTCAACAGGGGCTACTACATGGAGTATAACTTTTATTCCATTAACATCTGGTGTTACAGTAGTAGCACAATAGTTTTAATGGGGCGGGTTTTGGCTCGCCCCTTTTTTAAGGAATATATAATGAAAAAGAATGCAGGTAAAATTACAGTTGCCGTATTGATTCTTATAGCTTGCATGATAGTTGCTTATGCGGTAACTCCCGCATTTGCTATTAAGAGATCATACGATCAAGACGTGCTTACCATTAAAATGACATCTACGTTGGCCGGAACAACTGACCAGATGTTTACTGTTGCGGGTGGCAGGATTGAGATAGTATCTTTATTTGGAGAGTGTACCACTGCTGCTGGCACACCTGGAAATACTTTGATTCAATTGGATGCAACTGATGGGTCTGACTATGATAGGGAGTTTTCTACAACAGTTGACATTGGTGCTTTGGGTGCAGGAGATGTAATAAGATTTAGCAATGCAATAGACGAGGGCGTTTTAGATATTACGGCAAACACTGGTGCTGGACAGACGCTAAGTTGGTTTTGTTCTCCAGGTGAAATAGAACTAAACACAACATCTGGTACAACCGGCGCAATTGTCTGGTATATGTCATATCGAAAAATAGAAGCAGAAGCAGTAGTAACAGCGAATTAGGAGCCTACCATGAGTATGACCGATAATGCTGCAAACATAGCCGCGTGTAATCAAGCCTTGAATATGCTTGGAGCAGAGAATATAACCGTTGGAGCAACAACTGAGCAGAACTACGTCTATTGTGCATCAGTTTTTGATGATGCAAGAGATGAGATACTTGCCGCTGGGCGATGGAACTTTGCTATGAAACGTGGCTATGCACTAGAGACTACAACTCCGGTGTTCGGTTACGATGAAGCATTTACGAAGCCCACTGATTCAGTAAAGATATGGACTATTGCACAACGACAGGATGCAAGATTTGCAGTTGAAACTACTTTGATTCTTACTGACGAGGGTGAGACTCCGGCAAGCTGGATGGCGGCTAAGGATTACGTTGCTGGTCAATATTTATCGTCAGATGATACTACAGCAGGAACAAACTTAACTTACCTTGTTGATACTGGATTTACTTCCACATCGACATCAGAGACTACCGACTTGTCTACCTATTGCACAGCACAGGCATCAAACCTATCAGTTCTTGAAGTTGAGTACGTCTATCAGCGTACAGACGTTGACGCATGGCCTGTAGCCCCAAGGCAGTGTTTAATCATCAACCTTGCCCGAATGCTCGCCCCTTCAATTAAACAGAACGAGGAGGGTGCTGTGGCTTTTCAGCAGATGCTATACGGCAGTAGTAAGGTCACAGGATATCTTAATATAGCATTATCGCAAGATGCCCAAGAAGGTGGAATAATGACTGTAGCTACTAATACGCTTATGAACTCACGCAGGAGCCGTAGATGAAAAGATTCTTAATTCTATTATTATTATGTTCAGTTGCTTTTGCTGAGAATCCATACAGGATTTTGAGCAACTTCAATGCGGGTGAATTGTATCTTCTAAATGCAAGAGAAGATTTAGCAAAGTATCATTCCGGTTGCTCGATAATGGAGAATTTTATTCCAATGCCACAGGGTGGTGCAACTAAAAGACCAGGTACTAAATATATTGCGGAAGTAAAAACATCATCTTTGGCGACACGTTTAATACCTTTTGAGTACTCTACGGAGCAGTCTTATGTAATAGAAGCTGGCAATCAGTATTTCAGGTTCTTTACTGATGGTGCTGCGGTTTTAACAGGTGATGGTACGGAAGATTTATCTACCTTGAATAATATAGTGGCACATTGGACTCTGAATGATAATGCTTCATCTGATACTGTTATTGACGATGATGACGATACACATCCGGGAACCTTGAAAACAGGTAATACCGAGGATGTTCACAGCGAAGGTAAGGTAGGTTCGGGGAGTTTAGACTTAGACGGTACTTATGCAGTTGAAATTGATAGTGATGCAGCCACTCTTAGTTTTACCGACGACAGTAAGGACGAGCCATTTAGTATTGTTGGTTGGATTTTTATAAAAGATGGTGCAAGAAATCAGACTATTTTATCTAAGTGGCAGGCAGCGACTTTAAGAGAATGGAAATTTCTTGTTGATATAGATAGGAAAATGAGTTTTTATTTATGTGATGATTCTACGCAATTAGGCTCTGATCTTGTTGCCCAATGGAAGATGAATGAAAACGCGGCATCTACAGCAGTTGATAATGCGGAGGGAACAGCTGGGTTTGATGGTGTTGCGTCAGCAAATACTACTAATTTACATGCGGCGGGCAAGGTTGGCAGTGGTTCTTTCGATTTGGACAGTCAATACTATGTAACAGTTTCAGATGCAGATGCTCTTAGTTTTGGGAATGGAACAGTAGATAGTCCATTCAGTGTAGGTGCTTGGGTTTATGTAACTAGTTCAGCAACCGAGCAACAGATAATCACGAAATATGATGGAACAACTGGCGCCGAAGATAGGGAGTGGCGTCTTTTTCTTGATGGAGAGGAAAAACTTATATTATATCTTGTTGATGAAAGCGCAAACGTTGGTATAGGTAAAACGAGTGATACTGGTCTCAGTGAGGGCTGGCATTTTGTAGCCGCGACATATACAGGTCAATCTACCACGGGGACAACTGCGGCTAACCTAATAACTTTGTATGTTGATGGTTCTCCGATCGCCGCAACTGCACAAAATAGTGGAAGTTATGATGCAATGGAGGCTGGCGCTTCGGATGTTATCATTGGTACTCTTACTCACACTGATGGTAATGTTGGTGCTATATTTCAGGATAAAATTGACAATGTGATGCTTTACAGTACAGAATTAACCGCAATCCAGATTTCAAATCTTTATAATAATGGAATTGGAACAGAAGATTTAGATGCCGGTTTTCCGTATGCAATTACACAAGATGCCTTATCCAGTGGTTGGCATTTTGTAGCAGCGACTTATAGCGGAACACAATCAATAGCCGGAAAAGGTGAAGATGCTGCTGATGATATAATCTTATATGTTGATGGTGAAGCAGCTGGAATAAATGTATATAATGAAGACAATTACGATGCTATGGAAGATACTACAATTAAGGTTGTAATTGGTGGCCAATACGATTCGGCGGGTACTCTAGCAAATTTTCCCAGTAATAAACTTGATAATATAGCTTTGTTTAGCGATGTTTTAACTCCAACTGAAATTGATTCTTTGTATACTATTTCTGTTAGTGAATTAGAAACTCCATACCTTACTGCTGATTTATTTGAATTGAAATATGAACAATCTGCTGATGTTCTTTATATTACTCATCCTGATTATGAGACGCGGAAACTATCCAGGCAAACTAATAATGATTGGGAATTTAAATCTATTGCTATTGAAACTGGCCCATTTAGAACACAAAATAATGATATTACGAAAACACTTTCCGCTTCGGCAACAACTGGGACGGTAACATTGACTGCTTCGGGCCATGCACCGTTTATAGCGAGTACAACTGCTGGCCATTTGCCAAGTGGTTCTACTTCAACTTCTAAATCCCAGACAGGTGCATTATTTCAGCTCGTACATCCATTAGATGATTTATCATTTTCCGATACGCTTGAAGACGATTACGCTGCTAGTCAGACCGAGGGTGTTAGTTGGATGGATTGCGGAACACTTTATAAGGGTGCTGAATGGACGTGGGTCACTGATGGCACGTGGTTAGGTACAGTTGAGATCCAGAGAAACTACACTATTGGAGCCGCACACGATGCAGATGGATGGGAGACTGTATTCCCATACGACGGTGTTACAACTGCAAGAAACGTTTCTACTACAGGTACAGAGGAAGATGGTGATGCTGATTACAGAGTGATATTTACAGATGACACAAGCGGCACGGTTATTTCATATTTCACAACTGACCAGACCGAGGTTATTGGTATTGTGGAGATTACATCAGTTGAAAGCAAAACATCTGCAACTGGAACGGTTATCCAAACTTTAGGTTCTACGGATGCCACATATAAATGGTCAGAAGGTGCATGGAGCAACTATAGAGGCTGGCCACAAACAGTAACCTTTTTTGAAGATCGGTTGTGTTTCGGAGGTAATACATCACAGCCAGATACAATATGGGCCTCTGTAACTTCGGATTATGAGAATATGGAGGCGGGAGTAGATGATGACGATGCCCTTTTGCTTACTCTATCATCTAGGCAAGTCAACGTAATAGAATGGCTGATAGGCAAAGATAAGCTTCTAATTGGAACCTCTGGGGCAGAATGGACAATAGCAGGTGGAACAGATGAACCTTTGACTCCGTCCAACGTGTTAGCCAAACAGCACTCAACATATGGTAGTGCGAACCTGCAAGCAACATTGGCTAATGAAAGTGTTTTGTTTTTCCAGAGAGGTAAAGAGAAGATGAGAGAACTTGCTTATAACTGGGAGCTTGATTCTTATGTTGCACCAGATATGACCATTTTATCTAACTTAATAACCGATAGTGGAATAGATGATGTAGCATTTCAAAAGACACCGGACTCGATTTTGTGGTGTGTCAGGAACGATGGAGAATTGCCGGTATTTTCATATGAGAGAAATGAGAATATAACTGCATGGTCAAGAATGGTCACACAGACAAACCAGGCTGGAACTCTAACTGACTCTGACTTTGAATCTGTAGCAAGAATACATGGCGACCCAGAAGATGAGGTTTGGGTTATAGTTGAACGAACAATAGACAGTTCCGTTGTAAGATACATAGAGCAATTCCAGCCAAGAGACTTCGGTGACGATGAGGATGCTTTCTTTGTAGACTGTGGAATTACTTACGATTCAACTGCCTCATCTGCAATGACAGGATTAGACCACTTAGAGGGTGAGACTGTATATGTCTTAGCTGACGGTGTTATGTTTGATACCGCCATTGTTAGTGGCGGCGCGATAACACTTAAATCAGGTGGTACTACTACCACGGCATCTACGGTTCAGATAGGACTTGGCTACGAAGCACACATGAGAACAATGCCATTGAGTTGGGTTGGTGGTACAACAATACACGGAAAGCAAAAGAGAATAAGCGAAGTAATATCAGAATGGAATAAAAGCGGAGACTTCTCTATTGGCAAAGATGCTGATACCCTACAGGCATACAGTATTGACGGTCAGACTACCGATATTGATAGGAAGACGTTTCCAGCGGGTTGGGATAGAAATGGATATGTGTATATTTACCAACAGTCACCTGAGCCCTTAACCTTACTGTCAATTATGACGGAGTTCAATATTAATTAATGTATGTACAACCATTTAAAAAAGAAGACTTCTTAGCATTTGAGCCAATAGAGCCTATGGCAAAGGCCGAGATAAAGGATATGGAATTTGCTCAGGCAATAGAGGATTCTGGTCTGGCGATTTCTGCTGTGAGAGATGGCAAGATTGTAGCTTGTGGTGGGGTTCATCCATCTCTTCAGAATGGTCACGGTGAGCTGTGGCTAAGATTAAGCGAAACCTGTCTTGAACATAAATTAGAAACAATGAGATGGCTTGTAGATGGATTAAAAATCATTGAAGAAACATATCCATTCACCCAACTAAACGCAGTAATTAGATGCTGTTTTAACAAGAGCATGTCATTAGTAGAATATTTAGGTTTCAAAAGGACTCAGAGTATCATGTATAAAGACGAACAATGGGCGATATATTCTAAGAGGATTCAATAATGGCAGAAGCAGTTATAATTGGTGGCATAATAGCCGGTACGGGTATAGCAGCTTACGGCCAATATCAATCAGGCAAACAAGCTCAGTCACAGGCTAAGGCTCAGGCTGCATGGCATTCATACAACGCTAAGGTCGCACAGAGAGAAAAAGAATCACAAGATGCGGCTAATCTGTTCGCGTCTAAACAGCAGAAGAAAAAAGCTGAAGCGCTACTGAGCAGGCAAAGAGCTTTAATAGGTGCAAGTGGTGTTGAGATGGAAGGTTCACCTTTACTGGTAGCTGAAGATACCGCCGCTGAATTGGCTATGGAAGCTGAGAATCTAAGATTAACAGGCCAGAGGAAATCACAAGCATACGCAAGCCAGTCTATTCTTGACATATCAAAAGCAAGTGCAGCTAAGTCTGCCGCCGCTGGATATGGCAAGGCCGCTGTTATCGGTGCAGGAAGTTCTATCTTACAAGGAGCGTCTCAAACAGGTTATATGAAATATAAAATGGATAACGCATAATGAAACTACCTAGATACATAGCAAGTACACCAGCACAAGGCACGGGACTCGCCAGAGCTAACGATATAGGAGCATTAACCCGTACAGGGGGTGCAGAGTTTGAGGCTCTTAAAGGGGCTGGTAGAGCCACACAGGGTACGGCTGATACAATGTTCCAAGTCCAGCAACATAAGCAGAAAATCAGCGATGATACACAGACTGACAGAATAAGCCAGAATATCAGAATATGGGCGAATGAATGGGAGGCTGGCGTAGAGACTACTCGTGTTGAAACTCCAGACGACCAGAAACGAATCATGAAATCACAAAAGAAAAGCTTCAATGAAATGATCGCCAAGGAAACCAAGGGAATGTCTTCTGGTGTTCAGAGGAACATCAAAGCTCTAAGTACACAGATGTTTCCTACAATCCAGAACAGGGCAAGGAGATTATCAACCGCTAAGATATTGGATTACACAGTAACGACACGATCAGGAATGTCGCAGGCTAAGGCTTCCGCTGGCGATCTTGAAGGCGCAAACGCCGATGTAGATAAGATGTACGCAGAGGGTATTATTGTTGAAAGCGAGAGGGTTAAGTTAATAGACGAGAACATAGAAAGCAATATTGTTAGCCTATATAGAAAAGGAACATATAGCGAGGTTGATAAAGACGGGAAGTTGGTAGAGAAAAACGGCCATGACGAAGCCAGGAAGGCATTGGAAGAATCTTCACTAGATAGCACACAAAAAGAAAGATTAGATGATATCATTGACACGGACGAAAGAGTTGTACAGGTAGAAGCCAACGCAGACCTAAAGAATAAACAGAACGAAACATCTCTTAACCTTTTAACTTCTTTATGGGATGGCAAATTAACTGACGAAATGCTGCGTCAAGCAACAGATAGTGGCATGATAACATTTGAAAGAGCCAAGGGATTAAGAGAAACACTAACCAACCCAAGCACGTTTGATCTACCATCTTATATTAAAGTTAAAAACGCCGTAAATTCTTATGAACGGGGCAAGATTAGTTTCGATGTTGCCCTTGATACATTAACCCAAAACGCCTCCATGCTTGGAGATCAAGGCAAAGGACTAACGGATAAAATATTTGCGATGCCAAATAAAAACGAAGCTGACTGGGAGGGTGAAGGAATAGACTATATACAGAGTCAAATCTTAGAAAAAGATATATTTGGAAGATTTTATGGTACTCCAAAAGAACAGACGGCGGCACTTGAAGCTAGGCTGGCATACGATGTTGCTATTGAAACAGCAGAGCGAAAGGGACAGCCAGTAGAAGGAAGAGATAAACTAATCTTAGCACATGATATTATGTTAAAATACCGCCCAGAGAAAAAAACGAAACCCCCAATAGAATTAGATAAAGGACTAGGCTCAGTGCCATTTATAAACGAGAATGATATCGACAAAGCTATTATTCGGGCAAAGGAAAGTCTTGGTGAAAAAGCCACTCCGCAAGATATAAAAGAAGAAGCTCTTAGATTATTAAGGTAAACTTATTAAATGTCTCAATTAGAACAGAAGTTAGACAGCAAACTAGGAATAACCGATACTAATCAGGTTGGGCAATGGTCCCAAGTTGAATCTGCGATGGACGCGAAACTTGGAATTGAGCCAAAGCCAGAGCCAACATTCGAAGAAAAAGAAAAACATATTAAAGATGTAATGAATCTATCTGATGAGTTAGACTTACCATATAGAAGAGTCATTGACGAATATGATGAGATACAGAGACAGAAGAAAGAATTTCCTTTTGGGGAATTGAGACAAGGTAGCAATGAGTTTTCAGCTCGTAAAATGTTTAGGAATTTATACGACAAAGTTAAGCCGCCTCCACTTGGTGAAGCTTCTCCAGGACAGATATACGATAAATTAACAGAGGGCGTGAAGGGCACTGGTCGTATAGGTGTAGAGTATTTAGTTGGGAAAAAAACACTTGGGCTTGCAGATATGTTAGCGGAGCCGATGTCTGCATTAAAAGATGTTTATCTTGCGAATAAAAAGCTAAAAAAAGATTTTGAATCGAAAGGACTCACGGTTACAGATGTCGGTTCAAAGTTTGATCCTGCATGGAGAATAACGGACAAAGATGGAAATGTTGAATTTATCTCACCTAATACTGTTGCTAATAAAGAATTATCATCTTCCATTGCCGAGCTTTATGATAGAATAGTAGGATTAGAAGTTTCTCCAACTGAAAAGAAGTGGGGCGAAATTGCTAAGTCTATCGGCATGTTTAAGGGTGCAGCAAAATTACGAGGGCCCATGCCACGAAGTGTTGGAGCTCTCGGTAAAGCTGGGCACGCATTCCAAGTAGGCACAATTTATGGAACCGCCAACGAACTTTCTAATGGTATTAGTGGCGATGAATCTTACCGTGGTGCCATTGGAGTCATGGAAGACGGAGCAGTGTTAGCTGCATTGAGTCTTATGGGTTCAGGGGTCGGAGGCATTTGGAAAAAACTTAAACCAACAGAACAAAGAAAAGCCCTTAAGTTACTAGGTCTTAAAGATGGTGCTACTGAAAAACAAATTAAGTCTGCCGCAAGAAAAGCCTTTTTGCGATACCATCCAGATAAAGTGGCTGGTATGCGGGCGGAATTCGACAAGACTCTTAGGGCAAGGGATATACTTCTTAACCCAGATTATGGAAAAGATATAATTTACAGAGGAAGTGCCCCATCTCCAATTAAGTTACTGATGGGTCTAACGCCAGAAGGCGACCCTATCCTGTCTGCTAAACCGATGATTAAAGTTGAACCTAAACCGGTTTTGATTACCCCTACCGTAGCACCAAAAGCAACCGAGGCTCCACAGGGCGTTACAGAGGGGAAGAAAATATTGTTTCATGGTGGGCCGGTTAAGAAGGGCGAACTGCCTACTATCGAGAAGTCTGACCCAACAGATATTCGGGGTGTATTCTTTACGGAAGATGCTGAAACTGCTAAATCTTATGGAGAGAGAGAAGGGCGAGAGGGTATAGTACAGGAATTTGAAGTTGATATTAAAAAACCAGCTACAGGGGAAATTGCTGAACAAATAGAAGCTGAATTAAGAGCAGAAGGTGTTAAGGAACCGCATTTATTCCAAATGGTAACAGATGAATTATTGGATAGGGGATTTGATTCAGTTATTAGGGAAAGTGGAACTGGAGATGAATTCATAATCCTAAAAGACGATGTCATTTCCCCCACCCCCGCACAGGGCGTTACAGAGAAACTGCCATTATCAGATAAAGACTTTGATAAATTTTCAAAAGGAATGCGACCTGGATTTGTAGATATCGAACCTTATGTAGACGCTCTGAAATCGGCCCATGATTGGACTTTTACTTTTGGCGAAACTAAACGATTAAATCCTGAATTATTTGACAAGTTAATGGAGTCCTACGGAAAGAGGAATGCTTCTGTTGAGAAAGCTATATCTATTCTAAAGAGAAGCACCGTTGCAAGTCTAACAGAAGAAGAAGCAATGCAACTTGCAATAACTTATGAAGATAAAAGATTAACCCCACCAGAAGGTTTAGAGGAAACCTTTAATGGATATAAAAACTTATTAGACAAGATAAGTGAACTAACAGTTAAAGAAGGGATACTTAAGCAGACATTCCAAGAAAGAATGATAGCTGAAAATGAAGCTAAAATTTCTACTCTGCGAGATAGAAACCCTAGTTCTAAGAAAATTGCAGAGCTTGTAGCAGAGAACGAAGAACTAAAACAAATAAGATACCTACCACACAACATAGTTGCACAACGGGCGATTGAGGCTAAACTTGCAGAACTAAAAGGAGAAGAGAGAAAAGTATATCTCGGCTCTATAACAAGAATATCCGCTAAATTCAAAAAACGTGGCGGCAAGTTGTTTATGAAAGACTATCTTGATGCTGGAATATTAAAGCCAGGCGATATAGACATACGCAACCTTACGGCCCACGCATTAACTGACTATTATTACAAATCTGCACTCAAAAATTTATTTGATTACGCCACTGAGTCGGAACTAATAAAGCCTAGTTCCACTGAGCTTAGAAAACTTGGATGGCAAAATCAGCAGGAGATAGGGATAACATCCCCAGAACTTACTGATAAGGTTGTTCATCCGTTGTTAGCATCAAGTCTTGCAGAGATGAAAGAAATGAAGCTTGGTAAGGGTGGCGGTACATTGAGACAGATTCTGTCAATGGTTAAAATAGGGCAATTTATAAAACCTTCCGTTATATGGACATACAATTCAATTCAGTCATTTATGAAGGGTATATATTTAATTGATCCAATAAAAGGGCAACAATTAATGGCTAAATCATTTAGGTCTGTTATTGGAAAAAATGCCTTATATCATAAACTCAACGAGTCTAATCTCTATCAGTTTCCTTATGAAGTATCGAAGGGGTCTATTGAAGAACAGATAGAACAATATATACGGCAAAATAGCCCAGAGGTTTTCCGCCTAACTAAACTTCTTGAAAAGACAACTGACATGACGTGGAAGGCTGAAGATTTAGATTTAAAGAAAATGATTATGGTTGGGCATAAAGCATTGGCTAATCTTACATGGTTAGGTGACAAAGTTCAAAGAACCCATTCGTACCTTATACTTAGACAGATGGGATACCCGCACGATGAGGCAGTTAAGGTGGCGGCCAATTCTCATGGTGCATACTCAGCCCTTTCAGAGAAGTTCAAAAAAACACTATCACCAATTACTTTCGTATACTCTTTTCGTGTTTTAATGCCAATCGAGATTGCTAAAATATTAACAGAACCGCTTATTGGGATTCCAAGTGCATTTATAAAAGGCGAGTCTATACCTAAATACAAATGGAACCGATGGGTAAAGTCGTGGATTGGCGCGGTTGCTGTACCACTTCTTACAGATATGTATATGAAAAAAAGAGGTTTTGAAAAAGAAGGAAAGCATCTAGGCCCATTGGCGTGGAAATGGAAAAAAACTGTTATGCTAGATGGTAAAGAGCGAGAAATTGTAGTTGGTGTCAATAATATTCTGAATATGCCAGTTAAATATTGGAATAGAATTACATATTACAATCCTATTAAGCCTGAAGCTAGGTGGCAACAATCAATGAATAATCTTATAAAGTGGGAAATACACCCGTTATGGCGAATATTCTTCTGGGATATACGAGAAAACAGAAAGTCTTTTGGGTCTGGTGTTAATATTTATAATCCCAACGACTCTACATCAAAACAGTTAGGCCAAACATTCCTCTATGTCTTTGGTCAATCTTTTCGTTTTTGGGGTGGCATGATGGATGCGGTTGGTGAAGGAAATATGATTGAAAGGGAACGCTAGGCACAAGAAGAGGTGTTTAATATTGGCCTTAATAAGCTTGACAAATTCCTTTTTACTGTGTTTGGCTACAAATATGTCCGTTCTCCGTTAGAAGAAAGACAGGCTATAGCAATGGCAAGTCTCCAAAAGGAAATGACCAGAAGAATGTTCCAAGATGCAAAGAAATACGAGGGCGAGGAACTAGAAAACAGGACAGAAAATTTAAAGATGTGGGCTAATAAATGTGAGAAGTGGATAAGCGGAGGTATGAAATAAATGAATCTACACCCAATAGCGAATCATTCCACCCTCCCAGACATGGGCGCATCCAACGCAGACCACGACGGACGCTACATACCTTACTCTAGCTTAGCAGGCGATGTATACACTCTCGACACAGCAGGTATTACCCTAACCGCAGGGACTCTCACCGCAGCCAAATTAACTATAACTGACAATCCAGCTTACGGTTCTTTTGATATAACGGTCACTGACGGATCGCCTGAAATCGTTGAAATTGGCTATACTCCATTATTTAACAATTCAACGACAATGAAGATTCAAAAAAACGGGAACGGGTCTATTGAGTTATTCGGTGAAGCTCCATCGGGATATACTCCAACATTGAAGCTTTCAGGCTATAAGTTCGGAGACGAGCTTAGAACACTTTCGTTCAGTATTGATGACAGTTTGTTTAATACTGCAATTTTTGAAGGTGTTGGAGCGTATAAACTCGATGGTAATATTGTAGGAACTGGTGATTTTAGTTGTGCTGGCGATATTACAACAACCGATGGAGTATTGTCGGTATATGATTCAAGTGGAACTGTCGCAAGAACTAATCTTGGCGCATTTAGAGGACATGGAACTGATGGTACTGGCTCAAGTTATATTAGTGTAACGAGAGATAACGCAGTATTTACAGAAATAGAAACCAATGGCCAGACTTCTGGTTTTAGATATGGCGGTCAATGGGATACTAACATTGTCAACACATATCCCGCTACTTCGGCTTATGGTAATATAAATTTCATCACGGGCGGAGTAAACGGTGGTATAAGACTACAAATCACTGGCGGTAGTGCTGGTGGTTTAGTAGGAATTGGTGTAACTCCAACAGTTAAATTTGAAATAGGCTCAACTGATAATTCTGATTCAATAAAGATATACCATGACAATGAAGACATGCACATTAAATGGACCGACGGTGTATTGAACATTCAAACAGACGAAGGCGATAATACAGATACCAGCATTTTTATAAAGGGCAAGGGAACTGGTATTGGTATTTTAAATCTTAACGACGAGGACAATGCTGAAAGGCTCGTCTTAAAGGCTCAAGCAGCTTACGGTTATATAGAAACGGTAGGATCAGATCCAGGTAATTTAAGATTTCAGCATCAAGCAGTTGCTGGTATTGAATGCTTTGGTAATTGTGCCGAAGGTCAAACAAGAAAACTAAGTCTTTATGGCCATAAAACAGGTGGAGCACAAAAATATAATCTTGATATAGAGGTATGTGCAGATGCAGATGATACAGTAAGTTTTAGTAGTGTGTCTAATTACTTTTTTGATGGTAATATAGGTGCAGGTATACAGCCTACAGCGGCCCTTACGCTTAAAGCTGGTACAGCAGCGGCAGGTACAGGCCCGCTTAAATTTACAGCAGGGACAGCACTGACATCGCCTGAGACAGGCGTATTAGAGTTCCACGATAGTCGATTATATATGACTAATAAAAGCGTACGAAAAGCTCTCGATAGAACAAGCGATGTCGCGGTGGAAACGGTAACTGTCGCTAATTCTGCTAGTGAAACAGTATTATGGACAGGAACAATGCCAGCGAATAGTTTAGTTGCAGGAAATGTTTTAAAGTTCCAGGCAAGTGGACTTGTTAGTAATAACGGCAATCACGCAGATAATGATTTCACAATTCGAGTAAGAGTTGGTGGTATCGCTGGTGCGGAGATTATATCACTTACACCAACAACTAAGGCTATGACTGATGAGCATTGGCATATAAAAGCCAACGCTACGCAAAGAACCGTTGGTGCGGCTGGTTCCAGAGCAGCACATCTGCATTTACAGGTGGGAGACGCAGATGAAGAGGAGGTGATAGCTATGGCAACTATAGATACAACAGCAAATATGGACGTAGTCGTTACCGTAGATTGGGTAACAGCACATGCAAATAATTCTATAAGTTTATATCAAGGTTTTATGGAATATAAAAATTAAAGGAAATTAAAATGGACAAAACTATAGAAATAGTAAATAAAGAGTTTGACGCAGAAACGGGCGATATAGAAATAGAACAAATATCTATATCAGAGCCTGCAACCAAAACAATAACTCTTACAAATCTAAGAAAGGAGCTTCAAGAAACACAGGACGAAAGAGATATATGGCTTGACAGAATGAATGCAAGGATTTTAGAGAAGCAAAACGAAATAACGGAAATAGAAATAGCATTAAATATAAAGGAATGAAAAATGAAAGCAGAAGACCTAAGTATCAGTGAACTTAAAGTAGTAGCGTACGACCTTATGGCCGGATTAGAAAAAGCACAGAGAGATTTACAGGCTATCAATCAGTTAATTGCCCAAAGGGGTGCTGAAAATGAAAACAAGAGAACTGTTGTGGAGCAAGATACGAGAGAACCAGGAACTGAAGGAACGGAACAAAACGCTAAGAATAAGAAACAAGGAACTTAAAGATAAAGTTAAGGAATTATTATCAGGAGAGCTGCCATGTCAGATCACGAATGCACAGAAGAAGCGAGAATAACGAGGAACGAAAAAGATATACAGGATATGTGGAAAGTGTTAGATGAACTTAAAAAAGCCATGACATACCGATTGCCGCTATGGGCAACATTTGTTATAGCCGGCTTATCTTCTGTCAGCACTGGCCTGATAGTTAGGATGATTTCATGAAACCTCGCTCTTATAAATTCAATACACTATTAGAGATAGACTGGATTGATATATCAGATAACAATTCATGGCTAACTCCATATCAGGCAATGCATCTTATGCCTTGCAAGTGTAAATCAGCAGGGTACTTTTTAAATCAAGATGAAAATGTAATAAGGATAAGCCCAACCATACAGATAGAAACTAAGGATAGGGGCAGTTTAGTTATACCCTGGGGCTGTATAACAGGAATTAAGAAGCACGAATAAGTCATTTTTCATTCCTTCCTACGATAGGTCGCTGGCATCCGCTGGCGGCCTGTCAATTAAAATGGCCCCCCACCAACGAGGTAGAGGGCGTGTGTTTACAACGTTATGTATTGTGATGTTTTATTTAGCCGTATTCGCTTGGTTTCTGGCTCATCATCGCCCCTTTCTATATTATTTTAAAAATATCTCGGGCCTAAACATTACTAGCGTTGCCATAATACCAGTAAGAGTGCCGATAAGCCAAAAAACACTCGGATCAGTAACTTTGCCGGTAATATCTAAGTATAAACCTAATGCACCACTGCCCATTATTAACAAACTACTCATAATAATATGTTCCATCTTACTTTCCTTTCTAAACTATTTTAATTTCTTTTCCATTGGGGAGAATAGCCCTACCCTTATTTATTGGCACTGAATACATAGTAAAATCATGTACCCCTACATAAGCCACCCAAAAGCCGTGTGTCCATCCTGTTGGGTTTCCGTCATGTTTATACATAGGCATTCTTTTACACAAGCAGCCGGCACACATAGCCGTCGTAGGCATATCTGACGCTGGATATGTAAGCGTATCAGACTGCATCCGGTGTGCGTGGTTGAATATCACTGATTGCAATGGGCTTTTCCGCCTATGGGCTGCAGCACAGTGTATGCTATACGACCAGCCATGAACACAGATTAGCTTGTCGTGTAATCGAATAGGGGTGCCTTGGTCAACGTATATAAAGTTCTTCCTATTCTCACTAAGATTAACTTTAGGGGAGATTAGATTAAATACCGAAATAGCACCACTGCCATGCGTAGCCGCCCATCGTTCGATATGCGCATCGTGGTTGCCCTCTTGAAAATATGTAGATTTAGTATACTTTTGAACCTCGTCAATAAACTTATTGGCTGGGTCAAGCTCTGTTGTTTTAAAGTCTAAAGCTATGGCTTCCTTGATAGTCTGGTTGCCGAACTTAGAGAAGGGGGTAGCTTGCAATAGATCATTTCCAATTATAACATTGTCAGGCTTGAACTCTCTCTGCGCCGCCATTGCCACCGCCACGGCCTCTTCATCGTGGTCGGGAATATGCATATCGGGATAGCCCATCCATCTCACGGCTTTACTCTTGCATCTGTGCGTTATTTCGGTTTTCATTTACAATCCTTTCTTGGAATAAGTCTGGCATGACATCTTTAATCTTAGCCGTAACCATCTTATGTAATCGCTTATAGTTTACAATCGGATACTTGTACTGCTTAACGAAGTTCCAGCTTTCCTCTACCACTAGGTCGTGATAAACACAGCCAAGTAATCTTGGTATAAACTTACTAGACCAGCCACCTTCTGTCAACACTATTTTTGCGCGGGTTTTTTCTATCAAGGCTTTAGTGCAATATTTAGCTACAATATGTGTCTCAACTTCAATCCTTGCAGACTTTTCCGTTGGCCCCATAGTCTTTGTGTGTTTCTCTTTAAATTCAGATGTGACTATCTTGGCCCATGTAGTTCTACCGTATTTGTTTTTATACTGGTAGTTCTTTATCACAATGCCTTCGCCCGCACCCTTGCCGTCTTCGATAAGAAAATTATTACCTTCTAAGCATTTCAAAAAAGCCTCATAATTACCATTGTCATATTTCGCTATACACGGAATATAATCTAATCCGAAGTCTTCCATTAGTGGTTGATATTCTTCATATGTCAGGTACTCAAACTTCTCACCGGATGGCAATTCTTCTGGCAAAACTCTTGTTACGTCAAACACATAGAACTTACGCCACGTATCGTCTCGATAGGTCCTCAGGCTGTGCGGTACAAGCCATTCGCCAAATAGCCGCAAATTAGGGTGAACCAGAAAGAAATCTTTCAGTGCCCGATTTCCAGCCAGATCATGGTAGAAGCCTGCGTTGTCATATTTCTTAGTCAGCCTTCTTTTCCTACTACCAAACCTAACACCGTGATTAGTAAGCCAAGCACTTCCATTTGTGCCATCTATCTTGGGGAAAACATAACACGTCCCAAATTCTATTCCGTCAACCTCCATCGTGCCAAATCTTTCAATATGCTGATATTTCTTAAATTCCATCTTCAATCCTTTTCAATAATCCTTCACGTAATTTATTGTAACATTCCTGGCATGGATACCTATTCTTGTCCCAGCTTATATCCACAATGCCTCGCTTTCCGCAAGTGCCGAGCCAGACGTATTTCTTTAAGGGTTTCATTTATATCTCAATCCCTGTAACATAGAGCCCACCTCGAACTCCGCTTGCTCGCCTGTAGTGCTAATTACTACACTACAGGGAGAGGACTCAACCTCGGCCAGAACACCGCTAGAAAGATGGTCCTCTGGAGCATAGGCCACAAGACCATCGCATTCTGATGATACTTTAAGCCACCATGAAACGATTCTATCACCTGGAATACCGTCCAGATAGGCCTCTCGGATAATAATCTCATGCTCGTGCGGGACTATCCATGTAACCTGAGGGAACTTGCCACGAAGCCACCCTGCGACCTGTAGAGCCGTGGTGATATTCAAGTCCATATCTGCTAATGATGCCCTATCGCCCAACCTACCCCTGACGGCGGCTGCAAAGTAGACGCATGTTACGTCTGGGTCATTTAGTGCTTTAATTAGATCTCTCATAATCTTCCTTTCATACTATATATATGTTGTCAGTGTCAGGATTTTTACTACGGCAAAGTAACCCAAATAGGTGACTAAACCTCGACACTTGTTTACTTGTGCATAGGTTTAAGGTCTATCCCAAACATTTTCTTAAACAAATCTATTGGCTCGTCCCACTTATGCCCGCATACACAATAGTCTGTTCCTTTTATTCTTTGTGTGTGGCATTTCGGGCAATACTCGGTTTCTGTTTCTTCTTCATTCATTTAGCCAGCCCCTTTCGTTAATAAGCTTCCATATGGCTTCGTTCTGTTGCTCTATTGTCATTTCTCGGTTGTCTAAGACTGCGTCAAACAGTGTCATTTCAGGGAAATCCTTGTCTGGGTGAGCTAATACATTTCCTGTGTCGTATTCTATTGCATCCAACGCAGTTTCAGACTCATGTTGGTCATCGTGCGGATTCCTGAGCAAGCGTATTACGTGGCCACCTAATTCCTGTATACACTTTACTTCGTTTGGGAAGCGGACGTCTGAAGTAATAATCAATCCCTCATCGAATGAGCCTTCTGATATATCGTCAAAGCCGTCTTTGAGTTTCTTGACACCCACTTTATAGGCATTTACCCAACAATCTGGGTCAAGAGAGCGAAACCAATCTGTACCGACAATTTGTAAGACCTCTCGACTGGTTTTGCCACATGCGAGAATCTTATTTTTATCCTCATCGCTTCCCTGTAAATTCTTGTGTGTAGCGCCAAAACAATGCCCAACAATCTTCTTCAAATCATCGGCAAAGTTTATTTGGACGCAGGCGCAACTTCGCTTTTCGATATCATTGCCCGCCGTAGTCTTGCCGCTCTGTTTCTTGCCACTAAATGCTATTATTTTCATATTATTCTCCTATAGATTTAAGGTTACAACTTCTCCACGCGGATTCTTACGAGGCACTGCCTTGCCTTTTTGCAAAATAAACTCCCGCAACCACGTGAAACTGGTCTGGCCGAATTTCATTACTAAAACTAAAGCACTCAAGCCATGTCCCAAAACCAACGCACCCCGCGGAAACAACATTTGCGACAGTTCTCGTACACCAGTCTTTCTTCTTCGATGGTTTCCATATTTTCCATTTACTTATGTGGCAAAGCTGACTAATGAGTGCATACGGAGTGCCTTCCAACCTCTTGGCCTCAAGGTAAGCCATGTCTTCTTCTTCCCGCGTCATCAGTACGTTTATAGTGTCCCATCGTTCAGAACCATGACTATACCCTATTTGCTTGAACCTCGCGCATTTCACGTCATCCTGCATTGTATTTGAAAAGCTTATATGATTGTATAGGGATGAAAATTGAAATTCAGTATGCACCTGCGGGCTTGATCTGATAGCGATAAGCCTGTTAATCCATGTTGGTTTCTTACCAAAAATCTGTGCTTTTTTGTAATTATAACTTCTTATTTTGCAACAATCCATTCTATTCTTCCCTTTCTTCACATACTTCGTCCCATAAATTAAGTTTTAGGCATTCCAATGCGCCTATTACTTCGCCATAAGTTAAGTCGTATTCCCTGCGGAAGTAATCTATTTTAAGCTGTAAAGCATCTATTAGCCTTGCCGTAGATTCGACCATCTTATTCACCGCCTTTCATTATATAAGTAAATTTATAAATTACATCACCAACTTCAAAATCTCCAAACGCAATATCATCTTCAATTGCAATACAAGATTCAATTAGTCCAAGCTTCGTGGCTAATTCTTGTATATCGCATCCATCTAAGCAATCTATGCCCCAACATTCCTGCTTGATTATTTCTCTGGCAAATGCTTTAAGCTTATCATTCTCTGCTTGAAGCTGCTCAAGCATCCAGAAAATCTCAAGAGGGTCATCGTCCCATATTCCACCATCAAGCTCTTCTCTGGATTTCTTAATATATTCCGCTATCTTACTCATCCTATTCACCGCCTTTTTGTTGACATCAACAATATGGTTATTTATCTAACATTCGTTTACGCTTCTGATAAGCTGCCGTCAACGCCGCAACCAGAGCTATCCAATACGAAGGCTGTTTGCTCTTTTCTTTGATCGTCGCCACTGCACCGTTAGCCTCATTGTAAGTCTCAATAATCCCTGTAACGATGTTCTCGACCTGATTAGGGTCTTGCTTGAGCAATTCAGCTACCACAGCCAGCTGGTTCGGGTCTAAGTCTTTGATGATGCCTTCTGCTGTGGCCTTGATAGCAATAAGCCTGTCATTAGTCTCGTTTGCATCTGCTATCGTCTCATTAAGCTTCTCTGTTGTATTCTTTGCAAGGGTTACGCCAGTCTCTAAGCCTCCCAGAAAATATCCCACGCTTTCGGCTGAGCCACATCCAGCTACCACACAGATAGCTACAATCATTGTAATGTATAATGCTTTCATTTTACTTTCCTTTCTTCTATTTTTAATTCGATTCTTTTATTTTAAATACCATTCCATTAAAGTAAGACGTGGGTGAGATTCGAACTCACGTACCCATATTTTCAAAGACCCTTACAATTGATCAAGTCTTCTATTTTCCGGTTCTTTCTAGGATTCATATCCATGGTAAATCCTAGGCAATAGGCCTCTATGCAACCACGTCATTTTATTCATCTTTCAGGGCTTGCAACTTATCTTGCAATTCCTCATTCTCTGCCTGAAGTTCGTCTATTCTTTCCTTAGCTTCCTCGCGAAATCCTCTTTTCAATAGCTCAGAGACTGATAGTTTGGCTAATGCCGCAGCATGTCGAATCGCACGATATGCATACTTGCTACACTCTTCTGGACTTCCCATTATTCGCCTCTACGTTCATTCCAAAATTTACATTTACTACAACTCATTATTCATTGCCTTTATATTTTCTCAGGATCATCAAATTTAACATTTACGTCCCTAAGTATATCTAATACAGCGTGTTTAAAAAAGCGAAGTGATGTTTTTTGCAAGTACAAACCACAGCCCTTACTTTCACTCCACCCGCATTTCCTGCACGTCCTTGATTGTACCAATTCCCCTGTGCATAATGT